CTACTTTCATACCAAAGTCATTTAAAATCCGAGCTAGTTTAAGTCGTTCACAATTTTTGTCAATAAAATGTTTTCCACCACTGACACCAATACCAAATGTCTGTAGTCCTGCTGATGCGCCCACCGCACAGACATCTTGTGTCATTGAATTATAAGATGGCGCTCCCGCAGAGGGAGGTGCACTTCTTATATCGGAGTTAGATGTATTATTTGTTGTCGAAGAACTAGAGCTTCCGGATTCATAGGTTGTTGCTCCACCAGTGTACCCACCTTCAATAGCTGTGTTTGATCCAGAAACATTGGTTTGTGTTGAACCTGCGTAGGCAGTTGTTGAACACACCAATAGTATAAACAATAATAATGTCGATAAATATTTCACTGTTCCTCCTAGAAACAATTGATTTTGTCTATTTCGGCGGGTTTTCCGTTTTTAAAGAACCATACATAACTAGATACAACGTTACCTTCATCGGTAACAACACATTTTTTGCCTACCGAGCAGGCGCTTAATGCAAATAGTAATGCTAACACTAAATATATTTTACTCACATGCCTCACAGTCTTGGGTGCTGTCAATAACAACACCACCGGTTTCATAAGTTTTGTCTTCTTCTCTTTGCATACATTCACAGTTCTCGCACTTACAGTCCGAGTGATCTGCCTCTACGCAATGGCATAAGTGATTACATTTTTTACAAAATCTGTCGTTCATAATTATTTGTAATAGCCCTTCCAGAACCATTTAACAAATTTATCCCACCATTTTTTAATCATCCTTGGTCTCCTCAATATTATAGAAGAAGTTATCACTATCTTCTGTTTTCCATTTACGACTATCTTCTACGTTCCATTCGCTGGTTTGTACCTTCCAATCAAAAGGAATTTCATCTTTTACCGTAAAAGATGGTATACTCCAGATTAGTCTGTTATTTGGCTGAGCCGCATAGTTGCCGTTTTCAAGGGCTAGTATGTGTGCGCACTTATGTTCGTGCGGAATTTCGGAATGATCCGTATCTACTATATTACTCTCTGGGTGGCCCCAGTCAACAGTAAAAAGATAGGCACCTGAGTACCATTTCTTATCTTTTCCTATAAATTTTCCTGATTGTCCGTCTAGGACATCATAAGAAGTAACAGCAGGATAGTAACTAAAACAATTCCATAACTCCAGCTCGTCAAGGCGCATCCTAGGAACGTCCTGTGGCTTAAATCCTCTTTGTATAAACGCACTAATTGGCAGCCGATAGAACACAGCACCATTTTCCATAATTGCATGAAAGAGTATAGGGCGCCCTGTAATTGATGCGATGCCAAAGATAAGGCAGTCTTCCACTTCTCCATGGTGACTTTTAAGGTCATAGAGATATTCTCTTTTTATCTGCGCATAAGTCGCAGGAATATTTGCGTTTAAGTATGCCATCTATCATAAAGTCCTTATAGTGCTGCGATTATCAAAATCACAAGTACAACTCCTGCACCGATCACCATTTTTCTGTGATCTTTCCACATGTGCTCAATTGCTTCTCTTATCATTTCCATGTTTTCCTCCTAATCATATATATCTCCCCAATTTTTTCCTGATTCATAATCAACTTTATTGGGAACAGCTAACTTAACAGCATTTTCCATAATCTCAATGATTTTATTAGCATGTTCTTTAGATTCTACAGATAAATCTAATTCATCATGGATTTGTATATGAGCTATAATACCTTCTTTATATAAATCAAGCATTGATTTTTTAGTCATATCTGCAGCAGATCCCTGTATCAATTTATTTAATGCTTTATAAGTAAAAGCTCTTCTAATTCTATTTTCTCCATATTTTTTAACTGCATCCTCCCAAGTCATAGGTGTGTGCATTCCAAATTGTGCTGGTTCCCATTTATTAAATCTACAGCCTCTTCCCAAGAGTGTTCTTATTTCTCCTTCTCTTGAAGCCCACCTGGATGTTTCATTCATAAGGTCTCTTACAAAGGGAACTCTATCGTGATATTGATTAAATAATTGTTCAGCTTCTTGCTTCGTGCTTAAACCTAATTCTGCTTGTAACTTGGCTTTACCCATTCCGTAAAATAATCCAAGATTAATAGTCTTAGCTTGAATCCTGCTAATACCTGCCATGTCTGCAACCGTTTTATGAAAATCAATGTCGTTGTTAGAATAATTATCTACAATTTCTTTTACTGATTGATCTTCTTTAATACCTGCAGTTGTTGCTGCAAAGTGTACGACAAGTCTCGGCTCTTGCTGTGAGTAATCAAAACATCCCCACTCGCAACCTGATTCTGGGACAAAAAGAGATCGAATCAGTGGACCTAAGTCTTTATTACGAGCGGGAATTTGTTGTAAGTTAGGATTAGAATACGAAAATCTTCCAGTGACTGTGCCACCTTGATCAGATCTTATTTGATTTATATCTGCATGTATTCTTCCTTTATGTTCATATCTTAATATGGTATCTATAAATGTTGTATGAGCTTTATTAATTTCTCTAGCTTTAGCAATTTTTTTAACCAAAGGATGTTCATGTTCGGAAAGAAAATTTTTTGTAAATGACGGGGCATTTGTTTTTTCAGTTCTCTTGTAAGGTAATTTCAACTTGTCAAAAACTGTGGCAATGGATCTTGCTGCCCATATTTGAGCATCTATGTGTGTTTCTCGTTTTATTTCTTGCAACAACCCTTTTTCTTGTTCAAGTAATTTTTGTTTCAATTGGTGAGCTTGTTCGACATCTACGCGTACACCTTTAAATCTCATATCTACTAGGCAAGGAAAAAGCTGCGTTTCTAAATCAAATATTTCTGTTAAATTATCTTTTCTTATTTCTGAAGATAGCCGTTTAAATAAATCTAATGTAAGAGATGCATCTTTTTCTGCATATTCACCCACATAAATAGCTGGTAATTTGTAGAGTTCTGCTTTAGGATCTATACCCCAGTTTTTAGCTATTTCAAATAATGTAGCTTCACTCTTTCTTTCACCTAAATATTCCCAGCTTAATGCATTTAAAGTATAACGCATTCTGTTTTCATTAACTAATGAAGCCATAACCATCGTATCCATAATATGACCATTAATTTTAATTCCATAATGACGAAGCCAACAGACATCGTACATAGCATTATGAAATATTTTAGTTGCCTCTGTTGCACAAACATCAGTCAACCAACTTAAAATTTTCTTTTTATCTAAATTACCACCACCTTCATGACCAAAGGGGTAATATTTACACCAACCATCTACAGCAACAGCAACGCCGATAATTTCACCATTACCAATTACAGCGCCCGATCCTTTTGATTTTAAATCAGGGTCTCTTGTTTCTAAATCTATTGCTATAAGTTTATATCCACTTAAATCTGGGAAGTTGTCCGGAGCTATCCATTCGGTTTGAGCTTCGAACATCATCTTTTTAAGATGCCCCAATAATTTTTCTTGTCTTTTGGATTTTTAGTTTCGGTTTTTGAGTAATCTCTTTCAATAATCATATCGATATAATGTTTAGCTTTTTCTAAATCCTGCTTTCCTCCTTTATGTGCATGTCTGCAGATGTATTTGATAGCATTTCCTTCTGCAAAAAGCAATTTGTTCTTGTTTATAAACTCACTTGGCTGCACGACCATATTCTTGTAATGAGATCCTCCAATTTGTTTATCATAGGCACTCATATCTGGTACCCATACTCTCCTGCAGGATTGACAATATATAAATTTTCAAATGTTCGTGTAATACCCACAAAAAATAATCTATGTTCTGGATTTGGATCTTTTTGATATGCATTAAAGCTGTTATAATCTATGTCCAACATTAAAACTGTGTTTTGTCTTTCGTCTCCTTTAGCACCATGAATAGTAGATAACTTAATTCTAGGATCTACGTCAGGAGATATATTTTCTCCATTTTTTTCCATAGCAAGAATAAAAGTTTTTTTCTTATCTGTAATTTTGTCTAATGCTTGCTGCCAGTCTCCCGTTGCTAGCAGACCATGCTCGTTTCTTAAATCTTCTATATTGATTAAATCTTCTATGACAGCATCTAA